TTCACTTTGGCTACTCCTGTTCTTGCTGGTCTTGGTACTCCGACAAAGCAATTTAGTTCTTGCGTACTCATTCGCAGCGATGACGATTTGGATTCAATTTTTGCGTCTGGAGAAATGATGGCCAAGTATGCTAGTAAACGTGCTGGCATTGGTCTAGAAATAGGAAGACTTCGTTCACTGGGTTCGCCCATTCGTGGCGGAGAAATCATGCATACTGGTATGATTCCGTTTCTAAAGAAGTGGTTCGGTGACTTGCGTTCTTGCTCACAGGGCGGAATTCGCAATGCATCGGCTACGGTGTTCTATCCTATCTGGCATCATCGGTTTGACGATTTGATCGTTCTCAAGAACAATCAAGGAACTGAAGAAACTCGTGTTCGTCATATGGATTACGGGGTAGTTCTATCAGCGTTGTTTTGGCGACGTTTTAAGAACAAAGAAAACATAACATTCTTTGATCCTAATGAAGTACCTGATCTATACGAAGCATTCTATACAAACATTGCAAAGTTTGAAGAACTCTATGTGAAATACGAGAAGCGCAAGGACCTTCGCAAGAAGACGATGGCCGCAGAAGAAGTTTTCAAGAGTGGCATTCTCAAGGAACGCACTGACACTGGACGTATCTATCTCGTTTTCATCGACAATGTGATGAATCAGGGACCTTTCGATCCTGAGTATCATACGATCTATCAAAGTAACTTATGTTGCGAGATTTTACTTCCCACAAAATCCTTCCGCCGTTTAGACGATGAAAGTGGCCGTATTGCCCTGTGTACTTTGGGGTCTATTAATTGGGGAGCATTTAGGAATCCAGAAGATATGCGTAGAGCGTGTCGTATTCTGCTTCGTAGCTTGAACAACATTTTAGACTATCAGGACTTCTTGTCAATTCAGTCTAAGTTGTCAAACGACGAGATTCGTCCAATTGGTATCGGTATCACAAATCTCGCATATTGGCATGCCAAGCGCGGCTACAAATACGGTGAACAAGATGCATTGCAAGATGTCAAGACCTGGTCTGAACATCAGTCGTACTATTTGATGGAAGCTAATGTAGAACTTGCTAAGGAGCGAGGCCCCTGCCTACACTCAGACAAGACTCGTTATGGGCAAGGTGTTTTTCCTTGGGAACTCAGAGCAAACGGAGTCAACGAACTAGCAAACTTTGCTCCTGATCTAGATTGGGAAACACTGAGAACAGAAATGAAAGAACACGGTGTGCGTAACGCAACTGTTATGGCTGTTGCGCCAGTCGAATCATCATCTGTCGTGATCAACTCCACGAACGGCATCGAAATGCCAATGTCGCTGATCTCTGTAAAGGAGTCAAAAGCAGGATCGTTCACGCAAGTTGTGCCTGAATATCATAAGCTGAAGAACAAGTATCAGATGATGTGGGACCAAACAGATTGCGCTCCGTATCTTAAGACTGCTGCCGTTCTTGCAGCGTATGTCGATCAGTCAATCTCTACTAACACGTTCTATAATCCTGCTCACTTCCCTGATCGCAAGGTGCCAACTACATTGATCGCCAAGAACCTAATGCAGGCACAGCTTTGGGGTATCAAAACTTTCTACTACTCTCTTATCAATAAGCAGGGTTCAAAGGAAATAGAAGACGAAGCACCGCTCATGCCTATTGATTTTTTTGAAGAAGACTCTGACTGTGAAAGTTGTAAATTATAATGTTAGAAACAATTTGTGATATTTTAGAAGACGCCTACCAGCGCAATTGGATCACTAGTCGAGATGGAAATATCTCTATTAGGCACCATGATCGTGATCACTTTTATATTACTCCTAGTGGGGTAAGAAAGCAAACACTACAACCTGATCAATTTAAAAAGATCGGGCTAATAGATACAGGTAATGAACTGATTTGTAAAATTCTACCTTACACTGCTATCTCTAGTGAGTTGCAACCAAGTGGTGAACTACCGCTGCATTTTGGGTTGTTGAAAGCTTTAGGACAACACAGCGATGACATTCGTGTAGTAGTTCATGTTCACCCTACGTACTGTGTTGCAGCAATGCATGCCGGTATTAACTTGAATGATCTAGTGACGCATTTCCCTGAGTTGGGTAGATACACTAAAGTTGCGCCAAATGTAGGTGATGTTCCTCCTATTAGTGAAGAACTTGCTAAACAGTGTCATGCTAACTTAGGACTTGATGCTGAAGGCAATATTGCATATGATATTGTAGGTATTAAAGGTCATGGAGTAGTCGCAATTGACTCTACACCTTGGAGAGCATATGAACATATTGAACGATTAGAACATATTTGTAAGATCGTATTAGCATCGGGGAATTATTAAATGAGTAAAAGTCAATATAATCTAACTACAAAAACTGACTATCTTAATCGTAAGATGTTTCTTGATCCTGCAGGGCCAGTGACCATTCAACGGTTTGAAGAAGTCAAGTATCAAAAGCTACAGAAGATTGAACAGACTGCTCGTGGATTCTTTTGGGTCCCAGAAGAAATTTCGCTGACTAAAGATGCAAATGACATGAAGGATGCTAGTGAAGCAATTGCTCATATCTTTACTAGCAATGTTCTTAGGCAGACTGCACTTGACAGTTTACAAGGTCGTGCACCGGCTCAAGTGTTTACTCCTGTTTGCTCTATCCCTGAACTTGAAGCAATCATGAGCAATTGGAGTTTCTTCGAAACCAATATTCATAGTCGGTCATATTCGCATATCATTCGTAACATCTACAATGTTCCTAAAGAAGTATTCAATACGATTCACGACACTGCTGAAATCATTGAAATGGCCTCAAGTGTAGGGGAGTACTATGATGCACTTCATCTTATCAATTGCCAAAAAGAACTGGGAATGACTGTTAATGAGCAGCGTCACATTGAAGCAATTTGGCTAGCTCTACATGCAAGTTACGCACTTGAAGCTTTCCGTTTTATGGTATCTTTTGCGACATCTCTTGCTATGGTCGAGAACAAGATGTTCATTGGTAACGGCAATATTATTAGCTTGATTCTACAAGACGAGTTGCTACATAAAGAATGGACTGCTTGGATGATCAATCAAGTCATTAAGGAAGATACTCGCTTTGCTAAAGCAAAGATTGATTGCGAAGCAGAAGTTCGTAAGATTTATGAAGGTGTGATTCGTGAAGAAAAAGAATGGGCAGCGTATCTTTTTAAGAAGGGTCCTGTGATTGGACTTAACGAACGGATCATGGTAGACTTCGTAGACTATAACGCAGTAGACGCTCTTAAACAGATTGGTATTAAGTACTGGAATCCAGCACCAAAAACTACTCCTATTCCTTGGTTCAACAAGCACACTGATACGAGTAAGAAGCAGACTGCACTACAGGAATCAGAATCAACTAACTATGTTATCGGGGTCATGAGCGATATTCTTGACTACGACGAATTACCAAATTTATAAGGAGAAAATAATGAAAGCTATTGTTTGGAGCAAAGACCATTGCCCGTATTGTGTACAAGCTAAAACACTTCTATCACAGAAGGGTATTGAGTTTGAAGAACGTAAGATCGGTGACGGATACACTAAAGAAGACTTACTAGAAGCAGTACCGAACGCCCGCACTGTTCCGCAGATTTTCCTAGACGGAGAACTCGTTGGAGGATTCACAGAACTTAGAGCTAAATTTTTAGCCGAAACAGCCTAAAGGAAATATTATGAAGTTAGAAGTCAATTCAGTATACACGTTCAAGCTAAACAGCGGCGAAGAACTAGTCACTAAGGTATTGGGAGTCGATGAGGACGAGATTATCATTCACGATCCTCTTTCAGTAGCTCCGGGTCCGCAAGGAATGGGACTCATGCCGGGTCTCTTCACCGCAGAACCCAAGGCTGAGGTAAGACTAAATAGTAAGAACGTTGCTTTCTATGCATTGACTGATGCTAGTGTCAAGGTAAAGTATATTGAAGCTACGACTGGAATCAAACTTCCAGACAAGAAATTGATTATGGGATAATATGGCACAACTTAGTAGAAAAGGCGATCAGAATGATGCAGGCGGGCAGATCGTTAGAGGGGCAGGAACTGTCTTTGCTAACGGTAAGCCAGTCGGCTTGCATGTGAGTGACATCACTTCTCACCCTAACGGAAGCAAACACAAAGCAGCAAAGACTACTGAAGGTAGTCCAACTGTATTTGCTGAAGGGGTCGCCGTTCTACGAGTTGGTTCAGGCAATGACTGCGGACACAAGATAAATCAGGGTAGCCCTGATGTGTTTGTACCATAAGGAAATACCATGGCAGACACAGGTAAACAAAGTCCACTAGGAATCAATCTATTAGGTTCTGCATTACAGAACACTGGATTAGGCATCAATAAAGTAGTTGCAGGTTATTTAGGTTCTAGCAAGAACAACGCAACATACACGTTTGGTTCACTAGTACAAGATAGTTCACTTAGACTACTTACCTGGGCAATCAACGATGGCTATCTTAGAGGGCCGGGCGACAGCAACAATACACTGACTGACGATACCTATGATAATCTAATTTCAATAGGTGCAGGTGTTATCCCTGCTTTAGGAAATTCAGCTTCTGCTAAGTATGTAGTTTCAGATCCGGGCAATGTTTGGACAACTCAAGCACTAGCATATGCAGCACAAAAGGGAGTGACCCCTGCTCTTCCTGGACCGGCAAACAGCGGATATGGTGTTACTGGAAACACTGACAACGGACAGCAAGCAACTTGGTATCCGTATGATACTACAAATCCAAATAAAGCAGTAACACAGTGGGGATTCTTACGACTCTTTGCATTACAAGCATGGAATGAGTTTAACTATAACGCTGCTGACCCGCTGCAAACAACTCCGCAGTATAAAGATTTCTTATCATCGTTCATGACGTTTAATTCGTTCATGACTAGTTCTAATCAAGCAATCTATGCTATAGACAATTCTAATACGTTCATGGAAGGTGCATATAGCAACATGAACGATCTAATTAGCGGTGACATATCCGGTGTATCATTGTCTACTGTTGACTTTGGTACTGACTTAGAAAACTTAGGGAAAGCACTTGATCTAAAGCATATCGCAACATTCGGTACTCCTTCGACGCTGTTAGCTACTATTGGAAAGAGCGGCGCAATGACAAAGGATTTGGGCTTTGCTTTGTTGGCAGCAGGGTTATCTAACTCTGAAATTGCGAGTATCACAGGCGGTATCGTACCTAATTCTAGCACAGACTTAGAACAAAAAATCTACGGTGCTTTTCTGATCATCACAGGTGAAAATCTAACGCACGTTCTTGCCCCGTTGCAATGTAAGACACAAGGTTTGGATACTCTAGCTGATCTTCTAAATCTACGAAAGATGTTTCCTATTAGTTATGAATCGTTGACCGTTCCTGTATACAACGGAACTACAGGTTTGCCTACTAACAGTAAGACATACTATCCTATCTACGTGAACGGCGGAATCAATCTTAACATAGATAGTCCTGCTATCAAAGACTATGTAGGTACTATTGTTCCTAGTGGAACACCTCCGATCTTTGATAACACAACGAATCCGGCAAACTATCAAGAATTGCCAAAAGGATTTGGGTCTTATCTAGCAGACATTATTCCTGCTGATCAGGCACTGGCAGCCGGTGCATTCTCTTATTCAATGCGTCAAATCAAAAACATTGACTCACTAAACTTTGAGAAATTTTCTAGAGTCTCTAAAGGAATTGAAAATACGGCTGATCTGCCGCTTGTTGCCGGAACAAATAAACCAACTAATCAAGAAGCAACAGACGATAGCAAGAGAATATGTTCATTAGGATCAGGCCCTGCTGGTTCTTACACAATGAGCGATTTCTTTGGCTCTATGTCAGGTCTTCCCTATCCTTGGAAGAGAATCAAGCAACGCATCACCCAACTTGACACTAGTGCATTAGCTAATATCTATCAGCAATTATACCTTGCTGTTACATGGGAACCTGCTACTGTTACGGTTCAATACACATCATACGTAGTTGATACTACTACGTACTACACTGTAACAGGATTAACTATTGATAATCCAGGTGGAGGATATGGTAGAGGTGGTGCAGGCGCACCCACTATCACTATATCGAACGGCGGTTCAGGTACTTCTCAAATTGGAATCAGTGATCAAGACGCAAGGTCAAACGGTTCCGGTACATACGGTAGAGTAATATCAGTTGAATTGACCTCTGCTGGAACAGACTTAACTTCTATTCCCACAGCAACGATTGAATGTCCCCCTACTTCGGGATTGGGAGGGTCAAATACTTCAAGCGGCACTACAGGTTGGAACGATCCAATGAACGCAGTTGTTCAAGGTTATATCGATCAAGCAAATGCAGAAATCGCTCGAATCGCATCAGTTACTGCTAATTCAAGAACTGTGCTGCATTTGAATGAATATTGGAATATTCTAGGTATACAACTGGCAAGAGAACAACGTTCACGTTACACGGGATTTTCTCCTGTAAATGTTCCGGTAGACTTGTTCACTAACCCTTACCCAACTAGTATCTATTCGTTCATCGATTCAATGCCCGCGTTTTCACAAGACACGAAACCACACGGGGCAGTACAAACTATCGAAGCATTGACTGACTTAGATTCAGTTGGTGGACAGAGTGCAGTTGGTATGATGCGTCAAGAACGCAACCAAGCTAGATTGCAAAAGCTAGGTATAGACCCTGATAATAACATTCCTGACACCCCTGCACCAAGTCTTGTCAGGACACTACTAGCTAACGGAACTGTCCCGGGAGCAGTAGATGGCATTGGAGATTATACTCTTCCCGCATGGCCTACTAATACGATGGACGGTGAAGAAATTGTTCCTGAACCCGAAGGTCTGTACGTATCTCCGACTGGGTTCCAGCAAACCGAGGGCTTAAATGAAGGCGATATCACCCCTATTCTAGATGGTGATCCAAACCCAGTCGTTGCTTTCCTAGTTCCTGCTGGCCCTGCAATCATTCCGGAAAGTCGAACAGACAGCGTAGTGATCATTGCTCCTCCGTCAGAATACAATCCGGCAAATCTTCCTGCTAACTTAGATCCGAATTATATTAACAGCACGGTACTACCATCTACGTTGAGCATACAAAAAGCAATTGCTCATGTGATTGATTGTAACTGTGATTGCTGGGTACAATAAAAAAACTTTTTGGTCATTTTTCGGTTGACATCGGGTACCCTTTTTGCTATATTGAATCATAGACAGAAACGCAGAGAGAAAACACAATGTGGACAATCGCTAAAGTTCGTAATGGTTTTCACGATCTTCCTAATGACCGCTTTCATACCTTTGCTGTAAAGTACGACGGTGAAGTTGTAGGAGAACTCAAGTTTGATCGCGGTCGTTGGAAATCGGCAGGCGGTCCCGCTTGGCAAGGTACGCTGTACAAGACTTCGCTTCACAATCCTATTGGTGCTGGTCCCGGATGTGTCGGGATAAGCTACCACAACAAAGATAAGCGCAAAGTTCTTGAATGGTTCAAGACCGGTGAGTGTGCATAACACATTTGAAAATGTGCTAATACTTAATTGATAAATACATATCACATGGAGTGATACGTATATGGAAATTATTTATTTCTTGCTTGCACTAGTATCAATAGTAGCCACAGGAATTTTTGCTGGAGCTGTCGGTTTCGGCCTTTTGTATTGGTCCGTGACAAGGAATTATGATAGTGACGAATATATCGAAAAGTTCTGAGCGAAACACATTTCAATTGAACAAGTATATCGAACGTTGTAAAGAAAAAGGTGAGGAACCTAGCGAAGACTACCTAAATCTTTGGAAAAAGGTTGCAGAGAGCGAAGAAGAAAAGCTAAAAAATCTTGAATGGCAGAAGAATAACTTAGAGTACGATCTTCGTTCTACCGATTGGATTCTAGAGAAAGTACGTAACTCTGATACATATGCACAGAATCTCTATGCAGCCTTGTGTAACAATGAGTTCATCAAGAACGATGTGTGGCCCATTCTACAAGAAGAACTTTGGAGTTG